ATACGATGTGAACAACATCCACAAGTAAGAGACGAACCTAATTTGATTCCACCAAATCTTGGGTAATAAATACCTTTACATGCTGGACAAATAGCTTTAAATGGATTACTAACATTTTTAATCGTTTCAAGTGGGATCATCCCACCTGGAATAAAGTTTTTTGGATCGATTGGGCATTTTAAAGAACGAATTTGTTCTCTATTTCTAATATACCAATCCTTAACTAACTCACCACAATTTCCACATGACTTAGTATTCCCACTAAAAACAGCATATGGATATGCTGTGCTACATTTTCCACACAAACATATAAATTTAAGTTTTTTAGTAGATCCGATAGATACCTCATTATTAGTTTGTAAATGTGATTTAATTTTAGTCAAATATTTATTTGCTGTTATTGAATCTAACAAATTGCATTTACCACATGATTTGGAACGTCCTGATATAACTGATTGTGAGCTAATTATAGTAGTTTTTCCACATGAGCAAATGAATTCTAATTTTTTGTTGGATCCAAAATTGGCAGTTATATTAGTTTTTAATCTGAGTTGCGATCCTATTTGTTTTAAATAAATATTAGCTTGTTCATATGTCATTTCCATACATTTACCGCATGATGTTATTTTTCCTGTAAGTACATTATATGGAGACGCATTATGATTTTTACCGCATTCACATTTCCAGATCACCTTTTTATTTGATCCAGATAATATTAAATGATTAAATAACGGTGTTAATTTTGATTTAATTGTTTTTAATTTATTTATAATATTATCAATACTAATCTGATTACATTTACCACAGGATCTTATTTCTTTACGATCCTGTCTTAAAATTTCATATGGAGTAGCATAACGAATTTTGCCACATTCGCATATCCACTCGATTTTCTTTTCAGATCCAGAATATAATGACAATTTAGTAATAGGTTTGAGTTTCGATTTCAGTCTGATTAGAAGTTGTAAGACTTCTTCATGTGTTAATATCATAGACTCCTTTTATGATGTGAATGATAACGGTCTGATATCTAAATGCATACGTACACCTGATTGATTTGACTAGATTATACATAAACGACAATTTAACAGGAGTTTAAGAATGTCTATCGGACCTTTTACGACCTACGCGCCACCTGGTGTTTCTGTTACTACTACTCTTGAACCAGCTGTTGGTCAGCTTCTTGGTGGTCTCCGAATTCCAGTTCTCATTGGTGTTGCCAAAGAGACATTATCTCAATCGAATTATGAAATAGTACGTGGTTCAAGCGGATATTCCGATACGCCAATTTTTGGTGAGGATGCGGCTGGCAGATGGGTATCTGGTGGTACTCCTCAAAATCCTGTTCTTGGTAATCAGGACGGTACTAAGAATCAATTCCGTGTACGGAATTGGCCTATTGTTGATGGTCAAGGACGCGGTACTATTACATATGACGCGACCAAGATGTCGGTTTCGATTAATGGCGTTCAGACTGTAGTTTCTGCAGTTGATGGTTTGAATGGACTTGTTTCTCTGCTTATTCCACCAGGTCAGGATGATGTTGTTACTATTGATTATTGGTTCCATCGTAAGGATACCCGAGTTACTGATGATGTTTCACCTCAAATCAGTAAGGGACCGGCAGTTTTAATTGCCCCGAAAACAGAAAATTATACTGTTGTTTATGGATCTAATGATCGTTTCATAATAACAGTAGATGATGGAACACCATCTATTGTTATACTTACTCCTGGTGATCGCACAGCAACTAATATTGCCAATGATATCAATGTTGCTGCTATTTCTGGTTTGACTTCTTCAGTTCATGTTGATGCACAGGGATTAAATCGTGTACAACTTATTGCACGGGGAAATTTATATGTTGGTACTGGAAGTGCTAACGGTGTACTAGGTTTTAATCCTGGTGATCAGACTAATCGTGCAAAGTCTTTCCGAGTTTATCAAGGTCCAATAGTTGACGGCTCTGATGGTGGTATCACCACCACTGATCCTTCAAAAGTTACTGTTCTTGTTGACGGTCAACAAGTTCTAGCGAAAAGTATTGATGGCGCTAATCAACTGGTTACTTTGTCTTCTGCACCACGTGATGGACAAAGTATTACTATTGCTTATTGGTTCAATACTTTCCAGGATACATTTGATTATTTACCTAACAGTAATATCGTTAATATGGGCAATGTTGGTATTGCTCCTAATCGTCGTGATTATGGAGTTGGTTCCGATTATGTTATTATTAATGATCGTGATGTGTCAAAAATACAATGGGGATCAGCTTTTCAAGTTCAGCCTGGTGTTAAAACCGGGGTTTTAGCCCTCGATTCGACACAAATTGTTGGTATGCTGGTTGATAATCGTATGTATGGCGCTGAATGTCAGCGTTACAGCGATCCAGTAACCAATTCAGTTTCAACTACTAAATTTGTACTTCCATTATCACCAACTACTGGTAATGGTCGTGATACTCCACTTGGTTTGTCATTATATCAGACTATTACTAATAGTCGAATGGATCTTCCAACTAATCGACCAGATTTAGTTATTGTTCACGTCGGTAAAACGTGGCGTGATGCAATTCTTCGTCCAGCAGTTACAGTTTTAGAAGTTGATTCATCTACAAATACGCTTGTATTACGTGATCCAGTTCCAGCAGACTATAAGGCGTATGCAACTTTCTGGTATAATCGTTTATCAGATGATACATTTACTGTAACAGTAACAACTCCTGGTTCTTCTGGAACTGGCCAGTATACTATTACATCATCGAATCTTGGAGTCAATCTTTATGGTGTCAAATTTGGTATTAAGAGTGGTTTGTCCAAGATTATTCAATGGCCATCCGGTGTCGAAAATATTCCAGATGCAATCCATAGCGGTGCTGGTACTCCAGTTAGTGAAACTGTAACAGTTACATTTTCATCATCTCTTGATCCGGCAACTCACGCTTCATTCTCAAATATGAATCAAGAACCATATGATATATATTATTACAGCCGTATTTTTGGTGGAATTGTTGTTGATGGAACTCCAGCAATTTCGGTTGATCTATCGTTACCATATCGTGCAGTAATGGTTGGTTCTGGTGTTACTGAACCACTATCAATGCTAACGAGCGATAGACTCGTTTTGGTTATTGATGGTATTATTTTAGCAGCAATAAACGTATCAGCAGCAACTACGATGACGGATATTGCAACAGCAATTAATGCTGTTGTTGATGCCGATACTCAAGTTCATGCTGATGGAACCGGTACTTTCGGGTCAACAACACCAAATAATCTTGCATCTGTTGTTACCTATGGTTTGCAGTCTATTCTCGTAATCAAAGGTCGTAGTACCCCAACCTCAACAAATGGTCTTGTTTCTAGTATTCAGGTTCTAATTCCAACCGCTGCTGGACAAACAGATGCCTCAACCAGGGTTGGTCTTGCACCAAATATGACTGCTGTTGGGTCATATAATGCTATGAATCAGGGAGCGGTGCTAGTAGGATCAGTCGTTGCACTGTTTAATATTTCATCTGGAGTTAATGATTCATTCCAAATCAATGTAGATGGTATTGATATATCAACGATTTTACCGTCTGGAAGTGCTGTATCACTGAATGATGTTGTAACATCAATTAATGATACATATATTGCATTTGCTTCAGCTGCCGATATCATAACTTATACAGCAGATGTAGTAGCTCTCGTTAATCAACTCAAGTCAAAGTATAACACTCACCGTATTTCAACGGTGTTCCATACTGCATCAGATCTTGTTAATGTAGTTACATTATCTGATGCAGTTACATTGTCTGATGCAATTGCTTTAGTAAATCAGATTAAAGCAAAGTTTAATCTACACCTGTCTCAATCAGGTGTTCATGATCTCAATGACACAGTTAATGTTGTGACAGTCATTGATGCAACAAATCTTCAGACAGCAGTTCATCTAGCTAACGTTATTAAGGATGAATACAATCTGCACTTAGTGCAGAAGGGTGTTCACGGTCATGATGATGTTACTAATGTTCTCACTTCAGTTACACCACCGGCTGATGCTGATGCATGCAAAAATATTTTAAATGATATCAAATTAAAATATAACCTACATCGTGTGGTATCTGGTTCTCACCTTGTAAATGATACGGTTAACATAGTTTCAACTGCTGATGATACTGATGGTGCTGGTGGTCCATATACCACTGGTATTGCACTAGCAAATGCAATAAAGGCAGAAATGAATCTGCATTTTATTGCAACTGGTATTCACGTTGTAAATGATGTGACAAATACTGTTACAGCTGTTGATGCAACTGATGGTACCTCTTTAGTAACTTTAACGACTGAACTTCAGGCTAATTATACGGCACATCTTGCTCAGACGCAGGGTGTTTTCCATGTTCATGGTACCAATGATGGTATCAATGGTGCGACTCTGTCGATGCATGAACTTGTAGCCAACACAGGAACTGGAATTAATATTGGTAAACTTGTTCTGAAATCACGCATCAACACGATTGAATCTAGTTTATTTATAAAGCTGACTGGAACAGCAAATGATGTTCTTGGTTTTATATCAGGTGTTACGGTTCAACGTAAGCAGCCTACAGCTGGTGATATAGCAACTGCTTTAAATGCAAATGCATCATTTGCTTCTGAAGCAGTTGCATACCGAGTTAATTCGGCTGGTCTTGGTGGATATCTCAGAATTGATTCACTAACGACTGGAAATACATCAACTTTGTCGTTCACTAATGTTTCTAATTCGGCATTTATTCCTGATACAAGAGTTGGTATTACTCCTGGTACAAGTGGGGATGTTGGTGAAAATGCACAAAGTGGAATTTTAGTTACATCTTCAGCTGGAACACAGGGTTCACATGGTACGGGATTCCCAGGTCAAACATATTCTGACGCAACTACTGGTTTAACTTTCACAGTTCTTCCTGCATCCTCTGGTGACTACGATAATGGTGGTTATTTCACATTTGTTGTAGGTCAAACGTTTACAGTAGATGCATCAATTCCAGTTCGTGCTGTTCCCGGACTTGAATTGACGGTATATAATACATATAATACGGGCATAGGTACAACAGCTATAATTAATACTTATGGTCGTAGTGGTGCTGAACCAGCTGTTGGTGATGTTTATTATGTTTCATATGATTACGCAAAGACTGATTTGTCAACACAGCTATATCGTGATTCACGTAAGATTGCTCAGGCATTCGGACAGCCGACTCCCGATAATCCATTATCACTAGCAGCTCGAATTGCACAACTTAATGGTGCGGTTCTAGTTGGTCTTAAACAAGTATTAAGACCAGCAGGAAAATCACAAGCAACACCAACGGCTTATACCACAGCTATTGATGAACAACGTAAACCCATTGCTGGATCAGTTAAGCCAGATGTCATTGTTCCGTTGACAACTGATCCACAGGTATTTGCATTCCTCAATCAACATTGTGTTTTTATGAGTACAGCTCGTCAAGAGGGTGAGCGTACCGGAATTGTTGGTGTGGCAGCTGGAACTTCACCTCTTGGTGTTCAGGCCATTGCAAAAGGTTTGCATTCTGAACTAATAATGGTTACTTATCCTGATTCATTTGTTGTAACCATTCAGGATGCTCAAGGTAATATGGTTGATCAACTTATTGATGGTTCATATTGTGCTGCTGCCATTGCCGGTTCTGTTTGTAATCCATCTTATGACGTAGCAACGCCACAAACTCGTCGTCAAATTGTTGGATTTAAACAGATCGGTCGAATTCTCGATCCGACTGAAGCAAACCAAGTTGCGGTTTCTGGTGTTACTATTGTTGATCAAATTGGTGGTGGATTACGAATTCGCCATGCTTTGACAACAAATATGGATTCAGTTCTTACACGTACTCCATCGGTTACGCTAACGATTCAATATGTTCAACAAGTAATTCGTAGAGCTTTGGATCCATTCATTGGTCAAAAGCTCACTGGAGAATTGATCAAATCAGTTGAAAACGCCATGGTTGGTGTGTTCTCGCAACTTGTTGATCAACAAATTGTGACATCAGTTCAAGGTATCGAAGTTAATGTTGACGATATTGATCCAACCATTTTGCGAGCAAGTGCGATTTATATACCAGTGTTCCCGTTGGAATACATATCAGTACTGCTCCAAGTCAAGATTAGAGCCTAGAGCCTTTATAGGACCGTTCTCCGAAATCTATAGAAAGAATGCGAATAGCTTATCTAGAAAGAAGTTCTTTATGTAAATTTTGTGGTCAACCAATTATAGGAAAACGTACGTGTATCAATGGTGTAGTTTGTTGTTTGAATTGTGGATCAAAGAGAAGAACAATTATGATAATCAATATGTAGTATGTAATAAGTGAGTTGTTTAGTATGACAGCCATCTCCGGGATGTATTATTATTATTTATGCACCTGAAGATGGCTGTTCATCCATGTATTTGTGGATACATAGCGTCTTCATATTCGACGATGAAACGTCATCGTCGAATATGTAACGCATGGGCATCCAGAGATGCTATTGCTGTTAAAATACAAAATACTTCTTTAACAATTAACCAACGGTATGGATCTTTAGATAAATCTCCATATTTTAAATATGTGAATGCTAAAAAATTGTCAAGAATAACATCAAAAGTTCAAAAAATTAAAAAAACTTTTCCGATTATCGGAATCAACTATATAGAGACAATATCTAAATTCGGATATCAACCTGAATTTTTGGCTCCATCATCTAAAAAACGAGTGGTTGCTGTTTGTGATTTCTGTAAAAATAATTTTGAAACTAGTCGTTCTTGTGTTGGTAAAAAAGGTAGTACAGCTTGTAAACGTTGTGATGCTATAGCCGCGGCATATTCTAGACTTAGGGATTCTGGTAATAAACACGAGTTTTATATTAAACGTTCGATAATACCATATTCAGAGAAGATAGATTTGTTGGAAACTAAAAAATTGTATGGGTACTCAATTAGTACTTTATCTCCATTTTCGGAAAAGAAAATAGTTACTAAATGCGATTATTGTAATAAACGAATTGATATACCAATTCGTAAATTTTCTACTAAGAATGGAGATATTTGTTGTTCGTCAAGAATTTGTATTCGTCAAAAAACTATTAATACATTACAAAAACGTTATGGGGTATTATGTACTCTAGATATTCCATCAGTTAAGATTAATCTTACAAATCCATCAACTAAACAACTTGTAGCTTCTGTTCTAACAAATCGTTATCATGTTGATTTTCAACGACAATATCCGGTTGGCCCATATTCATTTGATTTTTATATTCCATCTGCAAATCTTTTGATCGAATGTCAAGGAGATTATTTTCATGATTTTAAGAAAAATGGATATTCTGGAACTCCGAAGGATAAAGCAAAGGCTTCATATATCGAAAATAATACTAACTACCATTTAGTTTGGATTTGGGAACATGAACTTCATATCGGTCGTATCAATAAAATACTTGATTATCAAATTCGTCAAATAATGGAACCAAAAATATCTTTTTTATTAAAAGATCTTGAATTTAAGGCCATATCTAATATGGATGCACATCAATTTTTATCTATGTACCATTATTTAGGTAATCTTGGAACAGTCGCTACGGCTTGGGGAGCTTTTCATGATCATATGTTGGTGGCTGTTTGTGTCTTTGGTGGAGTAACTAGAAATCAAACAATTAAAAAAGTTAATACATTTCTTGGAACTGGATATGGGCCATCAGAGCTTAGGGAACTCCGCCGGTTATGCATTCATCCTGCTGCACATGTGAAAAATTTTGCCAGTTTTTCTTTGAAACGATTTTTAGAACTTCAACATGTAAAGCATCCGTTGATGAAAGCTGTGGTTAGTTTTTCTGATCCGAATGTTGGAGATATCGGTACTATTTATGCTGCTTCAAATTGGCAATCAATGGCTAATACTGGTCCATCTTATCATTATTTGGATTCAAAAAATGGTCATATGATACATAAAAAGACAGTTTGGGATTTAGCAAATGATACTCATATGACTGAGTCTGATTTTGCTATTCAGGCTGGTCTTTCTAAAGTTGAAGAAATCGGGAAGAAACAATGGGTGAAAGTTATTTAAATATGTATATTTAATTTATTAATTGATTCAAGTATGAAATATATAATATAAGTTAGCCTCCTTTTAATATTGTAATAGCATGGGTGCTCTGAAGAGTAATCGAATTGCGTCTTATTTGGCTGCACTGCAAGAAAGTGAATATGGAATTTCTTCTACAGTATCTGGAGTAATAAATTATTTACTAGATAGTTATTATGCAAAATTAGATCAGAGAACTAAACCACCAAAGCCCGTTAAATGGTATCCGGATGATCCTCATGCTCATGTTCGCGAAGTATGGCTGCAAACTGATTTATATAAATGTGTTAGTTTAAATAGATCCTATCCGACTTGGGCACGTAGTCTTAATGCATATGCATTTTGGTGTTTATTCGATGGTCCAACTTCTTCATATGAAATTATTCCATTTTTAGATGTTTATGAATTTAGAGATATGCTTAAGGGTCATCACGGATATCGTATTCAATCTGAGATGATTACAATTGCATTTAATAATCAAGTACGTCTTCCAATATTTGGGAATTTCTTTGTACAACATAGAGGATCTGGTATACATTTATTTGTATCACTCGATTTATGTTATGAATTAAGTTCTTGCAATGTGACGGTAATGGTTGCACCTAATCATGCTGCTGAGGCTGAACAATTTTTAGCAGCTATGGATGCATCAATTATTGCTAATGACATTTATTATCGTAGATGTTTATCATATGAATGCAATAAACTTGATTTCTGTGTAGTAACACCAACTACATGGACTTCAATTATTATGAAACCACAGGTTAAAGATAATATTCGTCAAAATACGGTTAGTGTCCTTGAACATACTGAGTTACTTAATAGTCTTGGTATGTGTCCAAATCGTAATTTAATGCTTATTTCGCCACCAGGTATGGCAAAAACGACAATTTTCCGTGCTGTATCATGTGATGTTGAAGGTACGATAACACGTATTTGGTGCACGGGTAAATCTATTGAATATCCTGAACATGTAACCCAATTATTTGCTGCAGCACGTGCTTTAGCACCATGTATTGTATTTATTGAAGATATGGATCTTTTTGGTCGTGATCGTTCTTTAAGTAGTAGTATTAATCCTCGCGTTCTTAATGAATTTTTGGCGATGCTAGATGGTGCTCAGGAAAATGCTGGCGTTGTTGTGATGGCATCTACTAATGATGTTGTTTCAATGGATGAAGCTCTCATAAATCGCCCTGGTAGATTTGATGTCAAAATTGAAATTCCATTTCCTGATGCTGATGATCGTCTTAATATGTTAAATAAATTTCTTACTGATTTTCATGCATGCCATGATAGCACAGTAACTAAAGATGTTATTCAAACTGTTATAAATATGACAGATGGTTTAACTGGGGATTATATGAAGAGTCTTGTGAAAACTGTTGTTATCAGGGCTGTGTCCGATAATAAATCGGATGGAAAATCAGTTATCTTTGGTGCTGAACATATTATTAATGCTGCTGAGCAGGTGATTAAAAATTATCAAATTGGTAAAAGAGCTAAGCGCCATCATGTATTTGAAGGTGAGATAAAAGCTGCATTTAGCAATGAGGAAAATGAGGAAAATGAGGAAAAAATATCAGGCACTTCACGCCTGATATCTCGATCTGATCTTGGACTTTCCTGATAGCCCGTTGATGTCTGACTCAATCTAGAGGATCTCAATGAACAAGCATGCACTTGCCGCCACTATTGCTACCGTTAAGAAATTGGGTCAATTAGATCCAATGGATGTTGCAGTTGAGGCCACCGTCAAAGAACTTGAAGCTTCTGCTGCCCAAATTGGTGAGCAGGCGCGTGAAGCTGAAAAAGATTCTTTTGGTGTTAAATCAATGAAGGATGATATCGATCGTATACATAATCAGATCGATACTCTTCATTCGGCAGCAGTTAAACCTCTCGAGAGATACCAACGGATAATGGCTATTCTCGGAGGTTTAAAAGCAGCAGTAAAGGCTTCTGAGCGTCCTCAATACGCTTCGATTCGTCCTAAGATTGCCGGAATTGTTCAGAAACTGGCAGGTATTTTTGCCGAAGTTGATACGGTAGAAGATCTTGACAAGCCTCTTGAAGTTATTGAAAAGGCTGTTCATTCAATATATGGGGATCAGAGCAGTAATAGTTGTTACTATTTCGATCGTCGGGGTAAGGGATATCATACTAAGGAATAATAGCTTTGGATGATGTTAAATTGACCCCAGGTAATGGATTTCATCTGGGACCTGATGGTCAGTGGAAGGTAGAAAAAATTCCGGATGTGGTTCTTAAGAATGCACAATTCTCGGGATATCTTACCATACAAGGACATAGATCAACAGTTTTTGATACACCAGACGGTGACCAATGGGCTCAAAAGTCCATTGTATCATGTAGGAGAGATACTTCCATGACCCCGAATCAGCTAGTTGCCGCACTACGTCAAGTTGCTGCTAAAATTGATAACTCGAAGAATCCTGATAAGAATTTAGTTACCAAGGAATTAACTACTATTCTGGCAGCAATTACTGCTGAACAGCAACAGACCTCTGAACAGCAACAGACCGCTGAACAGCAGCAACAAGCCCTACCACAGTCAAATACTGGTAAAGGTGCATTAAAGAGATATTTAAAGGATGCTGAAGCAGCTGTTGATAGTGGTGATGAAGCAGCTTTTAAAGCTGCAATTGATAAACTTATGAAATTAGCTAATTAACTGTTTGTGTGAGGTATAGACATGAATACCTGGCCAAATAGTATTTCCCCGCTTGCAAAGCGCGTTGCAGCCCGATGGCTTCGAGCAGAAAAAAATGTTGTTACTCAGCTCAAATCGGGCTTAGAAAAAGATGAGATGGCGGCTTGGAGTAAGGCTGCTCAAGAGTATGCTGGGAAAGTTCGTGAATATTTACCAGATCTAGATAAAGCGCACACATCAGCCATTGGGGATTTAGAAAAAGCTATTAGTAAACTTCCTAAATCATCCCATCCACGTGTTGATGGATATGAGGCTCAAGAATTACAATCTATCGTTCAAACATATTTAGAAGATATGCGTGCAGCTAAACAAAAATTTGACGAAGCTATTATGGCAAAGCTTCAGGAGTTTACACCGAAATCTGAATCAGTAGAAGAATGATGTGATCTATTATATGTTCTGATTCGATGACAATTGGCACATACCAAATCACATTTTGAAATTTCATTTAAAATAGTATGCATATTACCATTTTGTAGTACGTTCATGTTTGCAGTTTTTTCTCCTTTTATATGATCAAAATCCATAATCCAGTATCGATAAGTTTTTCTACAATCAGTACAGGGTTTATTATCTTTTAAATCTTTCAATAACCATTTTCCCGGTCTATTTGAAGTTTTTCTTCCAGTATTATAGATTTTATTAAGTTTTCTAAGACACTTTTTACAATAGGAATGTCTTTTTCCAGTTTTGAGCAATGTAAAATTATTTTGATGTTTTTCAAATTTACATTTTAAGCATATTTGAGTTGGATCTCCTGGTGATGTTGGTGTCTCAGTTATTTCTGGTTGTATATATCTATTTTTTAATATATTTATTTTATGTCTTTCTTCATAAGTAAGATTTCTATGACAGTTAGCACAAAGTAATATACATTTATTTATTTCATCATTAAGTTTAATTTTTCCATATAATTTCGAGATTTGATTAAATTTTGATTCTATATTAATATGATGAAAATCCATTGCGCATGGAGGATAAATTTTTTTACATGTTGAACAAGGAATTCCTTGTTTTTTATTATAAACATAATTAGATGATTTCTTATACTGTTTTTTTCTTGTTTTTAATACTAATTCAGGATGTTTTTGACGCCATATTGTTATTTGTTTTCGATGACATTTTTTACATAAATTTCTGAATTGTGCATTAGCAACAAAATTTTTAAGTTCCTTTTCTTGTTTACATGCTTTGCAAATTATGAGCAATTTTTGATTATTTGCATAAAATGATTTATATGCTTCTGTTGCTTTTTTGTCTGATTCTCTTCTTAAACGTTTTTCTTCTTCAGTTCTCTGCCGCATCTCGCACTGTACCAAATACACTATTATAGGAAATAGAAATAAATAAAACAAATGAAATTTTGATACAAATTTCTTGATAGGAGAGTCTAATGTCAAGAGAAGTCGATATCCCGCAAATTTATCGTAAAGGGTCTTCACCGAATACGCGCGTTGCGATCTCGCAGAAGAATCGAGTTTTTGCTCGGCCGTTTACTACTGGTGCTCCTACTGAAAAACAAGTTGGTACATTATCGACATTTGACTATTCTGAAACACGTGGAATTGATCCGGTACGTGCCGTAGGTTTTGGTGACCGAGTTGTTGAACTCGTCCCAAATGTAACCGAACCAATGACATTGACACTGAACCGGACATTGATGTATACAGCCGGTATCGTTCAAGAATTAGGATATCGTGGCGGTATTGATGGTCTTGTTCGTTCTCTTCGTCAACATAAATGGCCATTTGATATTAGATCTGAACTTGTTTTTTCTGAATTAGTTACTGGACGGGATGCCGCGGCCATTCTTATTAAACATACCGAAACTGGTGGCCTGAACTATGCAATGGTTACTTATTTTGAATGTTGCTGGATTAATAATTATTCAGTATCATTCCCTGGTGATTCTGCAATTGTTATGGAAGATTGTTCTGTTACAGCTTCTGACGTAACAGACGGTTTTAGCATATATGGAAATTCACCAGATACATATGGTGATCTACTAGATTCTGGAAATAACCCAATCCTACATCCGGGTGCGGGAAGCAGAATCTTTGCATAGTAAGTTTACGAGTATTGATTTAGATTTAGTCATGTGGTAAAGTGTTCTTATGAACACACCAACCAGGTGGACTATTTATTGTCATATTCATATTGATTCTGGACGTAGATATATTGGTCTTACTAAAAAGACTATGATGTTCAGGTGGAATCAGCATTTATATAATATAAAATCAAAACAAGGAAAGGGATGTCATCACTTCTGGAATGCTATTCGTAAGTATGGGAAAGATGCTTTTTCTCATGAGATTCTTGAAGTTTGTTACGATCTTGAAGTAGCTAATTTAGCAGAAGAATGCTGGATTGAATTCTATGATACTAGAAATCCGGAAAAAGGATTTAACTTAATTAAAGGTGGTACTTACCAACCGCATCCGATTCGAAAGAATCCTTGGAATAATCCAGAATATAGAGCCAAATCTTGTATAGCTTCTAAGCGTAAATGGCAAGATCCGGCTTTTCGTTCAAAGGTATTTTCTGCATCAATAGCTACTACTCAGTCCAATGAATTTCGTATAGCAGCTTCTGAACGTACGAAAGAATTTTGGCAAGACCCAAATTATCGTGAGAAGTCTATTGAAGCATTACAAGAACGCGCCGCTGATCCAATACTTCGAGAACAATCTCGTCAGCGTTGGAATGATCATGAATACCGTAAAAAATGTTCTGTAGGTATTCGTGCTGCTAATGCGGCTCAAGCTAATGCGATTTATTGCAAGCGTGGTCATTTACTTCCACCTCCTGGTGTAGGTATTGGATGGGCTCGTGAGTGTAAGACCTGCTATAATATCAGGAAGAAAGCCGCACGTATTTGTTGTCCGAATGGTCATTTATACGATGAAAATACTATAATTAGTTCAGATGAACGTCGCATATGCAAAACTTGTCTTGATATGATACGTGGCCCAAGACTATGTGAAAAATGTGGCCAACCTAAAACTAGAAAATCTGGTGGTAATAGATTTAGATGTGGTCCTTGTACGGATGAACGTATTGCTATATGGAAAGCATCTCATGCTTCATAATTTATGAATATTATTGTATACATCAAAATTATTTGATATGGAATATTATTTATATTCAAAACTTTCTGGTAAAACGACATTTCATAAAGTTGATATAATCTTAAGAGAAATAGTTCAAGAGATAAAGAATGAACTAATTCGTTCATCTCTCAATATTAAATATACACTTGTTCAGTATTAAATGTAATGATGTAACAATTTAATCAATTATTGCAAGTGTATATTTATGTATGCTTTTTGAATGGACAAAGAAAAAATATGGTAAATTATCTTTATTAGATGCATCAGTGTTATTCTCATCTGGATCACATAAGAAGGTTATTTGGGTATGTGATTGTGGTAAATTTTGTGAAAAATCAATATGTTCTGTTACATCAGGTAATACAACGTCATGTGGGCAATGCAATTTATTAACTATTGAACATTTTCAGAAAAAGAAATATGGTCAACTACGTATGGTTGTTCCAGGAATTTATCATAAATCATCACATGAATATGTGAGATGGATATGTGATTGTGGTCGTATAACATTAGCTAAAATAGAAAATGTTACTAAGGGATTGGTATTATCATGCGGAAAATGTTTTTTATTAACATCTGATCATTTCAAAAACACTAAATACGGAAAACTTCAGTTAAAGAATCCGATTGATTTACTTCCAGGATCTCATGAAAAAGTTTTGTGGATATGTGATTGTGGAAGAGAAAAACTAATTCAAATAAGTTCTGTTTTATCTTATCATACTACCTCATGTGGACAATGTAATCAGATTTCTACTGCAGATATCGCTACAAGAAAATTTGGTAAACTTCGAATCAAGGAGCTACAAGATATTCTTCCTGGATCTGGTAAGAAGATTGAATGGATATGTGATTGTGGACAAGAGAAATTAATCAGAATATATGAAGTTTTATCTAATCATACAACTTCTTGTGGACAGTGTGGTGAATTAGTTAAAAATTGGTATATTCAAAATAGGGAACAAATTCGTTCTTTAAAATGTCCGGTTGATCCGAAAGATTTTATTCCAGGTGGAATAATTCCACTTGAAACGATTGATAAGACAGGAAAATCATTTAAAGCAATTTGTCCTGCATGTAAAGGTATTTATTACCCAATGTTTGATAATATAAAGCAAGGAAAATCTCTTACTTGTGGATGTGCCTCATATCGAATTTCAATGCCAGTTATTCAGATTACTGAGTATATTCGATCTCTTGGATTTGAAATTCAGAATGAGTATAAAGTCAATAAATTAGTGTATGATATACTTGTTCCACAAAAGAATTTACTTATTGAATTCCAGGGTTCTAAATGGCATTCTAGTGAAAAATCAAAAGAAAGAGATTTGAAAAAGAAACAGAATGCTATTCAGAATGGATATGAATTCAAGGAGATATTAGAAAAAGACTGGAATACTAAAAGAGATGAAATTGAATGTGAAATATCTTCTATATGTAATTTAATGTAAATGATAAACATTAATAATCAAAATCAAGCTTTACCTGCTGATTATTGGATTAATACAAAATATGGAATGTTATCTATGGTGATGCCATGTTGTGTGAGTCTTGATTCTTCTCGTAAAGTTGCATGGACTTGTGATTGTGGACAAGAAACAATTGCAAGAATAGTTGATGTTACTTCCGGTAAAATAAAAAGTTGTGGAAAATGTCAAACAATATCAACTTGTAGATGCAATTCAGGTAATTCAATTCGAACTGAAATTATTGATTTTATACATAGTCTAAATGTTGATATTGATGTGAAACATCAATTATATGAATATGAATATGATTTATTTATTCCTGTTAATAATTTATTCATTGAGTGTAATGGATTTTGTTGGCATAGTCCGTCAAATAGATTCTTAAATAAAGAAAAATATGAAATTGCCATTAATTCTGGTTGTCAATACATCATGATTTTTGAAGATGAATGGCTACAAAATCAATTAAAAGTGAAGGCGTTACTGCGTAATCGTTTATCTTCAAATAAATTTATTTCTATTCGTCCTGCTAAATGTTCTATTCAACTTATTGACTCATTTCAAGCAAATCAATTTTATGAACAATTTCATTATATTGGAAAATGTAATTCGAAGGTATCCTATGGGGTATTCTTTCAAGAAAAATTAATTGCTTGTATTTCATTTAGTCATCCAACAAGACAATCTAAGCATCCCTGGGAATTAATTAGAATGACTTCAGATCCTGAATATAGAGTACATGGGATCTGGAGTAAATTAGTGAAAAAATTTACTGATGAATATAAACCATCTTCATTGGTTAGTTTTTCCGATAACCGGTTATTTGATGGTCGAGTATATGAAAAAATTGGTTTTAAATATGACGGAGAAGTTGTTCCGGATTATTACTGGACGAGAAATGGAAATAGATATCATAAATCTGGATTAAGAAAGACAGAGGAAGAAAAATTAACTGGATTAACTGAAACTCAATTAAGAGAGGCTCAAGGATATACGAAAGTTTGGGATTTAGGAAAGAAGCGATGGTTAATTCAGTATTAAGATAAATGCGAAAAATAAAGAGAATTGGAAATACTGGAATATAATTTGAAAACTAAAAGATTTAAAATTGAAAATATTTTAAAACAAAAACTTTGTGTATTAGGTATTGTTACGTAAATGGATTCAGAATTTCTACAACAGCTAGATAAGGCTTTATCATATGTTGGTACAGATAAAGTCTGGATGCGTACCATTGGTGGTCGGGAAATTAAGTTCTCTCCTATCCCGGTGCCAGGTCAAGAAAAAGTTAATGAGACTTTAAACCAATCTGAGTTAGGATCGAATATTATTTTAGAATCAAAAAGAGTTACATTATCTTTTGGTATTGTTGGAATTGATGGAATTGATTTAGTTGAATATCGAAATGCCGGTCCGATTTTTTCTTCTACAAGTCGTGATGGCAAACCGGTTAAAGTAACATTAGACCGATATATTTATGATAAAATAAAGACATGGGGAGGACAGTTTTTAGATGATGTATTTACAGTTTATGCAGATTTACTTGAATCGCATCAAAAAGATAATTTAAAAGATATTAAATTTGAAAATGCTAAAGATCCAGAAGTGGAATTACTTGAATTAGAAGCTAGAGTTACCGAACTTCGTAAAATGCTTAATAAACCGCCTCTAATTGATGCGGATAAACAATCAGAACCAGTTAATGAAGAACCTCTGGAAGAATCTCCTATTCAGGAGGAATTTAATCCATTCGCGACGGTGCCTATAGAAGAAACTAAAGAAGCCATTTTACCGCCTTCTTCCGTGCATCTTCCACCGCCACCCGCACCAACATCACCAGAAAAGGCTGAAGTTCGTCCTTTGGCCTCCCGTGAGTCTCCGGCAGTATCTCGTCCTGCTATTTCACGCATTATGGATTTAGATAATTCTAATCCTGTTACCAGTCCTACTTCTCCATATGTTCCTCGACAAGTTGATGGTGATGTTATTGAGGAACGTAGTAGTCGTAAGCCACTTCCTCCACCTCAAATTGATGCCGTTAATACCTCTATAAATCCTAGATTTAAGAGGTAGCTGTGTCTGAGCTGCCTGGTTTTGGAGCTCGTAAATCAAAAGTTACGATTACAGTTCCTGATACTTATAGAAAAGTATCAGATGATGTTTGGCAGGAACTCGAGAATTTTTTATATGTAGGATTTCTTACTGCAACATCTATAGTTCAAGGTCAGTCATTCATATTCAAAACAACTAATCAACTTGAGTTACGGTTAATAAATTATATACGATTAACAGATACATCAAGTCTTGCTAAAAAGAATATATTTCGTTCTCAGTTTATTGCTTATAGCATATTTATGATTAATGGTCGGAATGCATTATTTGAGCGACCACGACATATAGATCGTATGATAACTGCTATATCGCGACTTCCTGCAGTTATGCAAGATAAGATACTTGAAAATATAGCTGCTCTCAATGAACGGGCTGTCAGATTATATCCACTTGTTGAAGTATATGCTTATGAAAATAGATCTCGATTTAAATGGATGCATACACGATTATCTCCTGTTCATTCGTCACTTAATACTGGTATTCCAGGGACCGATGAACTTGGTATGAATTTATGTCAACAAACTTGGGTCGCATTAAATCATATAATTGATAGACGCGAGGAAATGGAGCGTGAATGGTCTCATGCTAAGTTCATAGGATCATGTTTTGCTGGTAAGGGGATTCGTTCTATTGATGAACGAGATCGCAGTAGACTTGAAAAAGAACGGGTTGATCGTGAAGAATTGAAAATCAAGGTTTTACATAGATATTTAAATAGAACTTCTGCTTCTGAAGATCCTGAAGAACTAATAGTTTTACCGGATGGACGCAAAGCGTCTGTTACTAAGAAATTTAAAGCTGAAACTGCAGAAGAACTAGCTGCTGAAATGTCATCAGCAGTTTCAGGTTTGAAAGATTATCACGACTTGGTAATTGAAGCCAAACAAAAGGAAATGCGTGAGCGGGCAATAATGATTAATAGAGAACGCATGAAAATGTATTCTGCTCCTCAATTATCTCCTGGTGTTCAATCCTCAACTGGATCTCGTATCTTAGGTGGAAAAGCAGAAGCTGATGCGTATATTAAGCGTATGCAAGAGTTACGTGAAGCACAACTTGTTCGGGCTCGAAATCCTAACATTGAATTTGATAAAAATTCGGATGAGGAAACTTAGTGATCAAATAGTAGATAAACTTATACTTTATATCATTTTTACATGTATGGGATATATAATTGGATCTATACTAGGTACTTTAACAGGTTCATTACTTGGGTATAGGTAAATCATTAGGAAACATTAATGTTCTGTAGTTGATATAGATATCGGATCTCAAAGATAGGGGATTAATTTGCCTGTCCAAAAAGAAACCGTCAAGATTAGTCTTCCTGTTATCCCGGAATTAAATAAGCGGGCAACAACAAGTCTTATTCGAGACATTAAGAATCTTGAAAAAACACTTGGACCAGTTCGTGTATCATTTAGTAATATTGCTAAACAGGCAAATACTAGTATTCAAGCTCTTAAGAAAGTAGCTTCTAATGTTGAAGACGTTTCTCGTAGACTCGCAGATACTATGGAAAGTACTGCTGAGGGTTTAGGTAGACTTGAAAGAAGTACGAGAAGGAGAGGAAGTCGTGGGGGAGGAGGGGGAGGTAGACGTGATAAAGGATGGGATCCAACCAGACTTGAAGAGAGTTCTGACAACCTTGGTGATGCTTTTTCTAATTTGCGTAAATCAGTTAGAGCTCAACAAAATATTGCTTTAAAATCTAATAGAGCACAGGATCATTTTCAGAAAAATCTACGTAGTTTTAAACTTGAGAAAATACAGGGATTTCAAAGAGCATTCAATGCTATTCCTAGGATATTTGAAAGTGGTATTAGTCGTAAAGGAACTAGCGTTATTGGCAGCGGTATAAATGCTCTTGCTGGGTATATGGCTCGCAAAGGTGCTATGGGAGGAGGAGGGGGTGCCGGGACTGGTGCTGGTGCTGCTGGTCGAGTAGTTGGTGTTGGTGCAGCTGGGCCTGCTTCTATGGGTACTATGGGAGGAGGGGCTGGTGCAGGGGCTGGTGCAGGGGCTGGTGCAGTCATAGGTGGTCTTGGTGCACTTGCCATCGGATTGGCAGCAGTTGTTGCTTTTGCTAAAGTTCTTGAATTAGCATCACAAGCACAAACTAAATTAAACAAAGCTTTGATTGAAGGTGTTGGGACTGCCAAAGACTTTGGTCTTTCAGCTAGTCAGTATAAAGAAACAATTAATGATCTTCGTAATGCAGTTCAAGATACATCTAAGGTATTGCTTAAATTTGGAGGATCATCAGAACAAACCGCTAAAGTAATAAATGCTTTTGCAAAGGAATCAACTGGATCGTTAGCTCAAACACGAAATGAATTATATAAATTAGGTACTGGTGATATCAAAGCTGGTGTTTTAGAACTTACAAAAGCATCAATGGCCTATGGAAAAGCTCTTGGTATTGGTGCTGAAGAATCAGCTGCTATGATGGGAAAATTTACTACTGAACTTGGATATGATACTGAAGGTTCAGTTAATGCATTAGGAAATATTGTTAAAGCTGCGGCTACGGCAAATATGCCGATGACAAAATTTATGAGTATCTTTCATCAGGTAATTCCTGATGTTGAACTTTATCAGAATAGACTCGAAGAATTAACTGGTGTAATTAAATTACTTTCAAAAACAATGAGTGCAAAGGATGTTAAGAATTTTATGGATGCCTTTGCCCAAGGTTTCAAGGGTATGGATTTTAAGCAGCGTTTAAAGACTGCTCTTGTTGTTGGTACGGAAAAAGTTTCGAAGGCTTTGAGCAAAGATTTTGATGCTAAAGCACGAGCTATGGCCAGAAATTTTGCGGAGTATGCTCAGCCTGGCGAAGACTTGACCGAAGAATTTATGAAAGCTATGAGGGGTGGTGAAGCTCAAACGGCAGCTTTCATTAACAATATGCAAGCTCGCGCATCTGCTACAGGTAAGCAACTTATTGGAACTCAAGTTTCTGATGCAATGAAACTTGCAAGTTATGAAGCAGCTCGTAAAAAGGGCGGGGCTTTAAATATTGCTACTGCTATGCGTGGTGGTGGTGTTATGGCTACTTATAACATTATGAAAAGTCTTGGACAAACACTTACTAAAGGTTTTGACGGGCTTTCAGAACATGTTATGAAGCAACTTGGAATTTCTGAGCAACAGTATGAGGCTTTACGAACTACATCACAAACTCTTAGAGTGCAAAAAGATATGCTTAAAAAATTTGGTAAAACTAATGATAAAACGATGAATACAGCACTTCGTGAGACTGTTAAGCTTCGAAAGAAAGGCATGACACCAACTGAAATTGAAGATGCAATGCGTAATGCTACAGATGATGAGCTTTTTGCTGCAGTTGAAATGTCTAATACAATGGGCAAAGATAATGATAAAGCTTTTAATCTAGCGGAAGAGCAATATAATAGAACAGCAGATATTGGGGATAAAATTGATAATGTTATAGCATTCCTATTGGAACAAATGCTACGTGTTTTAAATCCTATGCTTGATGTATTAAATAATGTATTCTCATATTTTGTAAGTTCAGATAAAGATAAGATTAAACAAACAGATATACTTATTTCAAATATTAAAGATCAGTCTAAGTTTCAAAAAGGCAGTGTTCAAGAAGCTATGATGGACACGGTTGGTGAAGCTGTCAAAAAAGGACTTGCTGAAGGAGCTTCTGGTAAAGAGCTTGCTACTAGAATTGCTCAATCTGGTGCGTTTGATGCTAAGGATCTTGGCTTACTCACTGAAAAGGATTTAAGATCATTTCTTATTGGAAAAGTAAAAATAAGTGACATACAAGGTGTCATTAATGCTTTTCAGAAGGGACAACAAACAGGTGATGTGGCTGCTATGCTTAAAACGCTGGATGATGCATCCGGTAGTATGGGAGAAAACGTTATAAAATTAACGGATTTTATGGCACGACAGGGACTTTATACAAAAGCTTCTGCAGAACGACTTGCTAGACATGATATAACAAGACCTAAAAAAGTTCATACAGCGTATGTTGAAGAGAAACGTGCGCAAGATGCAGCTAAAACAGCTTCAAATCTTACTGATTTAACAACAAAAGTAAGTGATATAGATTTTGCAGAATTACCTGTACCGGGTACTGCGGCTGGAGCAGTTGCAGCTGCGGCTGGAGCGCCAGTATCGATTGTACCTGGAGATGCGATAACGGAAGCCAAAAAACTTAATGAGTTTTTATCTTCTGGAGCACCAGTTACTGCAGCTGGAGCACCAGTTACTGCAGCTGGAGCACCAGTTACTGCAGCTGCAATACCTGATGTTATAAAATCAGGTAAAGATACACAAGATATAGCTGAAGAACATACTGAAGTAGCTAAAGAACACGTTAAGATAGCTGAGAAACAAGTTGAAGATGCTGAAAGAGGATATTTAGCAACTCAAGATTTATTGTCACTTATGAAAAAAGGTATTCGTTTTGAACAGAGTTGGATGGGTACGAAGTACAAAAACACGTTAACAGAAGCATCTCTTGATGCATTTCGTACTGCATTAATGGAATTTGCAGTTCTTGAAGAGAAAATAAAAGACGATTCAGAATTACGAGATGTTCTTGTTGGTGGTCAAGGGTGGAATTTTGCTGCTGGTGGCAAAGCTGCCATGGATGCTGTTCTTTCATCAACCAAAGAGCCAGGAAAGACTGCAAAAGAAAAACTACATGCTGACATTCCGGGGATGGCAACTGGCGGTCCAGTTGATTATGATCAAATGGCTCGTGTTCATAAGGGAGAATTTATTGTTCCACGTGCTGGTACTCTAGTTCAGGGAGGAGGTGGAAGCACTTCTAAGGTAGTAAATATTGGAGGGATAACAGTTAATGTTCAAACCGATGCAGACCCGCATCAAATTGCCGAAGCTGTACATAATATATATAGGGCTAGTTAGCGAGGATTGATTTAGTAATTAAATCTGATGTTGTATGTTAACATAATATGTTTATTTCTGCTGCAGAAATTTCCATTAAGAAATTTGGTAAATTACGGATTAAAATACCTCAGGATATTTCATCTGGATCTCATAAGAAAATTGAATGGATATGTGATTGCAGAAGAGAGAAGTTAATTCGAATAATTGATGTTTTATCTGGTAGGTCTACTTCATGCGGACAATGTAATTTGATAACAGTTGCGGAAATAGTTACTAAAAAGTTTGGTAAATTACGAATTAAAATTCCTAAAGACATTCTTCCCGGATCCAATAAGAAAGTTGAATGGATATGTGATTGTGGAGGAGAAAGATTAATTAGTATATATAGTGTAATATGTGGTCATATTTCTTCTTGTGGACGATGTAATCAAATTCTTGCAAATGAAA